ATGAGACATAACGTAGCTATGATGACCAGTTTTTTCATTTTATCCCCTTAATTTTGTGCGTCCCAGGGGAGTCGAACCCACTATCTTCAGAGTGAAAGTCTGATATCCTAACCCTTAGACGAGGGACGCAGCCATTTTACCTAGCCTTGTTTAGTTTAATTCACTTTTAAATCAAAGTAATCTTACTCATTCTTCGAGAAGCATTCTTATTTTATGCTGCCGACCATCTATCAGATTTGAGCCATGTTTACTGGTGATATGACTCCATCCCTTTTCTTCAAGAACTTCACTACCCTTACTCAAGGTAACCTTATTTAGACCGCTGCCATCGAAATGGCGCAGCCGATGACGCCCTTCATCTTCGCTGTTGTGGTATTCGATGGTAGTAATAGTTATTTTGACTTGATTATCATCTTCGGAGGGCGGTGACACCCCTTTAGGTGCTTCTTTAGGTGTAGACAGGCGTGAGCGGCGTGGGTTTTCAACCAGATCAGTTTCTTGGTCGTGGTCAGCCATGGATAAGCTCCTTTAGATTTACAAGGGTGGGGATCATAAATCAATTACGTTTTCTTCTCAACTATTTAGACCATCGTTTACCAGTCCAAAAATACCCAGTTCTTCTAACTAGCAATGAATTATGAAACATAGTTATTGCTGCGTCGAACTCATCTTTAGATCCATACAGTTTTACTGTTACAAGGGCATTATATTCCCTGAGTGCCTTTTCAAAATCATCCTTTTCAAAATCACCAATTGTGAACGGTCTCATGTGAAAGTTGTCCAAAAGTGGTCGGGGCAGTAGGATTTGAACCTACGACCCCCTGACTCCAAATCAGGTGCGCTTCCAGACTGCGCTATGCCCCGAACCATGGCAGGGACGGCAGGATTTGAACCCGCGATGTGGGAGTCAAAGTCCCATGCCTTAACCACTTGGCTACGTCCCTTTAGTACCGATACGGAGGTGGCCGGTTATCGTAATAAGGCCGCCGTATTGGGGCTAATGGACGGCCACGCCACGGTTCGGCGTTGAAATTACGATACTGGCTATTGGGTCTTTGGTACGGCTCATAATAATTCTGTGGTCTACAACCGCTGGGTTGCCAATAACAAGATGGTAATGGCCGGTCATAGTCCATGACATCTTCGATCTGAAGTTTGACTATTACAGGTTCAGCATTTACAGGGAATGTGGTCAAAGCCGCTGCAATTAGTACTCCTTTCATATTACTTCCTCAAGACACGAAGTTGGCTCAGTGCGTATTCACCGCCCTGATGGCTGTTCTTTACCTTTGGTGGGCAACAAACAGTGCATCGGTATAGGGGCTCTTTGCTGTCAGGGCTCGATTGGGTCATCAATCGGTAGCCCATGCCGTACATTGTATCTTGGTATTCGTGCGGCTTACAGTCACCTGGGTGCCTTGCGATCATTTTCATCTCTTTCTACGTTAAGGTGCATTGGTGGCAGCCAGTCCACTGTTGCAAATCGCCTTTTGATTTGGCTGTTCTACTAGTCTTTCCATGGGTCAACTTCATGACTACCTGCCATGACTACAACAAACGGTGTTAGATTATGCAACACCTTTATTGTAGAAGCATGGGCAGATAGAACCGAAGGTAACCTACGGTAAGCCATTGGGCTTTCATCAAGATCACCGCCAATGACGGTAACTTGACGCTTGTTCAGCCATTCATCCATTTCATCACGACGGAACCTACGCTTGGCTTCCTTACGCCCAAACTTGCGTCCCGCACCGTGAATACTTGAATACAGTGAGTCTCGGTTGTCGTGACTATCAAGACCCTTAATAATCACAGCATTATCACCCATTGAACCACCGACAAAGCCGCGCTGTCCCGGTGCTGAAGGTGTAGCCCCTTTACGTACGACCCACAGATTTTTGCCGCTGTGCCGTTCAAGCCAAGCGTAGTTGTGATGGTTGTGGACCGTATCAAGCACCTTACCGCCGATGATACTGCGTACCTTTTCCACTACCCACTCACGTCCTGCATAGGCATATTCGCCAGCTAATTTCATGCCTTCAATATATGCCCGGCCGAGATCTGTCTTGGCATCAAGTACGGTAGGTGGAACATTCATGCCATCCTTACCGCCAGCCAATTTCAGATATTTTGACGCAGTAGTGTGACCCAGACCACGCGAACCAAAATGTACACCAATCCATACAAAACCATCCTCGTCATAGAATAGATCGACATAATGGTTACCAGAACCCACAGTTCCAAGTTGAGCGCCAGCCTTTTGCTTGTAATCAGCCATTTGACTAATTTTCCAGGCATCTTCACGGTCAAATAATTCATGCTCAACCTTTTCGGTGTTGGTACGCCCAACCCCAAATGATATATTCTTAGCGATGTCACGTGCCAGTGGGTTGATACGGCTCTTGATTTTGTCATACGGAACATCAAGCTTTACAGCCATATTTCCGCATCCAATATCGAAACCCACACCTGAAATACTGATCTGATCTTCATAGGCAATGACACCACCGACAGGTTGTGCATATCCTAAATGACCATCAGCACAAAGAATACCGCTCACGACATTGCCATAGCTCATACAGTTTTTCATCTGTTGAACTGTAGATTCCTCGTGCTGACCATAAATAGTCAGTGGGGCGTTCTTGTATTTATCAGGCTGTGAGACAACCCTCTCGGTGGCGATTGCCAGTTCTTGAGCCTCTTTCAGATCATGTTCTTGGCGTGCCGCATCACGAAAATCGCACCATGCAGGCATGGTACGGGTTTCTGATCCAGGCATAGGAACACGTGAATTAGGATCAATACCAGCCGCTAAGCACATTTCCTGTGCGCGGGTAGCGTATGGGTCTTTTCTTGACACGGCTGTAACCTCATCCATATTTACGTGTTACATGGTAAACTAATCTTTCTGGACCGCTATAGTGTAGCAATTCTTTTTGATTAAGATAGTCAGCTCGTTGCTGCAATGTCATATACAACATTTTCCCAGCATGTAGACGTGGGTCGTATACCGCATTACGCTCAATAAGATTGAATACCGATATTTTTCGTAAAAGCAAATTCTTATACCGGTATGGGGATGCCGACATTGTTGTCAGAATTGCTTTTTCATAAGTCAATACTTCGGGGTTCCAATCATCAACACTAAAGATTGGCATAATGGAATCTGGACGCACAATAGCTGGTGCAGTCACCCCTATGCCGATCAAAAGATTACGTCTGGTTATGATTGTTGACATATTATATATCTTTCATATTTGCGATCTGCGCTTAACTGCGTACGCATGTGGAATGTCTATATACCTAATATATCTAGTATTAAGAAAGGCAGCTCTTTCTATCAAAGTCATGGGGGCTAAACGTACATCAAAATATGATCCATCATTACTAACTTTATTATAGACAGATCTCACCCAATCTGAATCTGAATCTGCTGCAAATTTATATGCAAGCATGTATGGGTCCCAATCATCAACACTGAAGATTGGCATAATAGAATCTGGGCGCACGATTAACGGGGCTGTTATCAGCCCCGTGAGCACCTTACGTCTATTTAGCAACATCAATTAAATCCTTATTTGAAGTCACGTTGTTTGATTTTAGTAATTATACGGTTGCCACCGCGATCACACAATTCAGTAGCGGGACGAGCTACAATACCTTCTGCATTAAAGTCACCCCATCTTGATTTAAATCCATCATTAGCTAGTATTACCATATCATGAAGGGTGCCACGACGTATAATAGGAACAATGTCAATATCGAGTTTCTTGGCGATGTCTTCAACGTTGTGCCGTTCAAGCCACCAGCCTTCAATGCGAATATCAAATAGGACAAAACCCATATCAGGGCGGTAATTACCGCCACCTTTTTGGATTTTAGCCCCGTAACCTTCACCGTAGAAAGTTACCCAGGCATCACCGAATAATTCGGCTATCTTTGCTCTGTATTTAGGGGTGCGGAATTTTTCTTCCAGCACTTTCAAAAGGTTGCCGGGTAGTTGAGCATTATCAGTTTTGCCGCCAAAACTGACAGTGCCTTCACCATGAATGATCCTGATGTTTGTTCCGTCAACCTTCTCAGTGAAAACCCACTCATTATTGGCTAGATACTCAAAAGCAGGATTTGAATATTCGCCTATGAGCAACTTTTTGAGATTGGCAGGATCACGTTTAAAGACCGTATCAATCTTATGATACTCAGCCACTTTATCAAAGCCGTTCATATTCGTGTCTCATGTTTGGAATAAGGTGGCCGGACTATCCTACCACAGATAGCCCGGCCTGTTTGTAGATAGCATTTCGAGTGCTACTGCACAAACTGCCGCGACTTCACCCAACCCTCGGCGTTTAATATGTGGCATCAAATTTAATGCAACTGTTCTACCATTGAACTAGGGCCGCATAGATTTTGGAGCGGCCCACCGGATTCGAACCAGTATTTGTTGCAGGGCTTACCACACAGGTAGATAGGGTCGGCACGGCGATGCTCAATCTGTCGTGATAGTCTGAGTTTTAGGGGGTACACAGCGGGTTAGCTACCGCTGCCCGTCTACCAATTCCGGCACCCCTTCACACTGAACAATAGCGGGATTCGAACCCACATACTTTCCATTACCAGTAGTAATGAAGCCCACACGATGATGGCGCTCTATCCAGTTGAGCTATATTGTTCAGTGTGAAAGGGGTAGGATTCGAACCTACAAGATACCCCACTCAATCAGTCTCACATTCAGGTTGAGACTTCCGTAAGTCAGCCTTGGCTGACTAATTATTTACCTCCGTTAAGGGGCGATATACCCAAACAGGGCATCACCAATCTGTCTTATGTTCACGGTCTCAGTGTCGTTGGCGCGTTCACGAGCTTGTTTAACTGCGTTAAGCACCTTTTCAATCCGTTCAAGCATAGCTTTTTTGTCGGGGGCGCGCATAGCGCCGCTTTGCTTGACCGTAGTCCACGTACCCACCGTGATATCCTCCTGAATAAGCTGGGCTTGTCCAGGGTGTTCAACAGTAGGCTGGATCAGTACCACAGGTTTTGGTACCTTTTTCCCGCGCAGGGTCTGGGTACCTTGGGTCACGTACCAACCGCTGCTGGGATCAGCATTCCACAGCTCGCTAGGATCAAGCACAGGCAAATTGCCAACAAGCGTGTGCAGATCAACCAGTTGCTTTTCCAAGAAAAGCAGGTACGTAGCCGGTACGGCTTGAACCAACGTGCGGCCATCGAGGATAATGTCACCTTTGGCTTCGCAGTTAGTCCAATCCTTGCGGGCCGTAATATCCATTAACTTGGACATTTCACGGCGCACTTGGCTTAAGATGTCAGGTACCGTATTCTGAACCAGCTTTTTCTCAGGCGGCAGCCGGTCGCCCTCATCATCATTGGGCTGGTAGGTCTTTGAAAAGCCATTGAAGGCGTCACCGCGTTGAACTTCCTTATTGATACGGGTAAGCTCGCTGTGAAACCTGGATTTCTCACCTTTTTCAATGGCTAAAATCTCATTGAGTTTAGCCGTCACTGCACTAACCTCTTGTGTTGAGTTTGAAAAGGACTAACGGTGGGATTCAGCCAAGCAATAAGAACCCCACCGTCAGTTTACTAGAACTAGCAGCAGGGGAGGAGGTCCCACTGTTAGTTCTGTATACATGAGCAATACCTGGGTGTGTGTTGCTCACAATTGGCAATATACGGTTAGTTATTAGAAGCTTCAAAAGGTTTTTGCTATTTTGTAAAGAAAAAGTGAACCCGATGGGATTTGAACCCACAACCTGCGCATTACTTTTTTTAATCTCCTTGCTTCAAGTCTATCGCGGCGGGCTTTATCGCATTGTTCACATCTACATTTATGCCTATAATAGGTCCAATAAGTTCCATGAATGATACGTGGTTTGGTTGACCAAGATTTAGTAAGTGACCCTTCTGTTTTAGTCTTTTTTAAATGGCATATTTTGCATAATAAATGGCATTTATCTAATTCTACGACAATCTTTTCCCAAGAATACGACCAAATTTTAGCTAAATTGAACTTTTTACTATTATGATCTATATGATCTATATGAAGATTAATTTGTGATCCGCACACAGCGCATTTACCCCCTAAATAATTTATGATATTATTTCTTTTTTTATGGTACAATTTTAGCATGTAGTCTTTCATGTAGGAATTATATTTAATTCTTTTATTTTCCGGTTTTGGCATCTGGTTCTCAAAATGGTGGACTTGCTGGGATTCGAACCCAGGACCTCTGTATTAAAAGTACAGGACTCTACCACTGAGTTACAAGTCCTTTTAATTTATTTTTATCGAGCTCCGGGTCCATTACACATATTTAGACCGCTTAGGCAAAAAGGTTTCTTCAACCTCTGCCCACGCCACTTTAACGGCTTCAGCCGCTTCAGCGGTTAATTGTATGTACGTTTTATCATCTAAACTATCTAAATCAATCTCACGAAGATTAGACGGAAGTTTATTTACTTCTTTCAGCCATTGAATAGATGCCAGCAAGTCTTCTGTTCCATAATTGAAATGGAATTCGAACTGAGCTTCACGCATTGGGGGTGCTATTTTATTCTTTTTCACCTTAGCTTTGACTATGATGCCATACGGGCGTTTTATCTTATTGATGGACTTTTCGAGAAGTTTCAGGTGTGACAGCCACACAATCTGTGAAGCAAAGAAATCGAGGGCTTTACCACCTGATCGCTTATATTTCTCACCAAATAAAGCACCTATATTCTCACGTACCTGTGAAATGATAAGCAATAAGGTACGGCTTTGTTCGAGTTTACTAGCTGATGTCCGAAGCAATTCACTCATTTTAGCTGCTTTTTTGGTACCGTACGAACCTTCACCTATGTCACGACCAAGTTCGGCTTCATCAGTCAAAGCATCTAGTGAGTCTAGAATGTATAATCCCGGTGTTTTGGATGCTAAACGCTTCCCTATAAATGAACCTAAATCACGGGCAAAATCTTCAACCGTAATGACAGGCTGATTAGGGTCGCCAAATTCAACTTTATCTAAGTCCATGCCTAGTGCTTCTGCATAAGAAGTATCGAAGGCAAATTCAGCCTCTCTATAAAAAGCACGCCCTGTAGGGTACCTTCGGAGGAAATTGACTGCAGTTTCAGTGGCTAAAGATGTTTTTGAAGTTGATTTATCACCAACTATGTTAGCTATACGCCCTAGAACAAACCCACCATTGGGTCCGCCAAGGGCACAATCTAGTGTTGTGCATCCGGTTGAAATGAACTCATAAGCTGTTTTGGCTTTGGAATATACCGTTTCCTCAGTAACAAGTTCTAGTCTAGGTCTGGAACGCTTTGCCATGTTAAACCTCAATAAGGGGGATCAGATGTGAGCAACGCCCGCAATTGAGTACAGGCGGTTATGAGAGCTGTTGATTGTGCAGTTATTATCGAATTTCTTTGATTATTAATAAGTCTATCCAATAATTCTACTGTATCGCGGGCCAATGTTTTTTCGTTTAATTTATTAGTTAAAATATTCAACTCTAGGCTGAGTTTTTCGACTTCCTCTTTCAAGTTCATGATTTGTCCTTTTCACGCACCCATCTATCGTAAGGGATTTCATCATTTAAAAATTCAGACCATGAACGTTTATCATATCGGGCGGGGTCAACCCCCGCCCTTTTTATGATGGTATCCCTTCAGCCACGCCGGCTTGCCAATCGGCTCCGTAATTTAGCTATATTATTTTTGACGGCTGCATCATCATCTTCATCAAATGGGGGGTCTTTTGTTGTGATTTCACCAGTTTCTTCATCCAACTCTTCATTAGGCCCAAGTTCTGGTTCAGCTCTACCTTTAGGTTTTTTAGTTGCAGTTGTTGTGGTCTTAGTCGTTTTGTATGAATCTGCGTCTTCATCGTCATCTTGAGAAGCAGTCTTACCACCTTTATTAGGTTTATCACTTTCCCTGACGTGCCCATCAAAAGCAGCCGCTATGTGATCGTAGTCATAGAAGTTAAGGCATTCAGGTATTGAGTTTTCAGCAATCTGTTCAAGCCACTCTTCAGCTAACCTCTCATTTTCAGACAGCTTTGATGGCTTAAGGATACGCATACGCTCAGCCGGATATTTGGTAGTACGGCCAGTACCTTCTTTATAGAACCTGATATCGTGGCCTTCATCAGGATCATCAACCGGTAAAGCTGCACCGCTCTCATCATCTATTGATAGGCTACAGAAAGCCTTATCAACAGTCCACGGTGCCGGCCAAAGTTGAGGACCCTCATCTTCAGCGGTCCGATCAATAAGAAACATCATGACTCGCTTAGTTGGGCGTAACGAATCAGCTAGTTCTTTGTCACCAGCCCGTTCAGCCTTACGTCGGGCTTCATGAAGCGGATCAGCTTCCTTTCTCATTTCACTTAATGACAGATAGGCTTGGTCATTTATTCCGATGCCATAATTGATATAGGCATCATAGCCATAATGGTCAGCGCCTTCCCAGCCAGGGGGCAGAATACGGATCGTATTCTTGCCCTCCTTGGGTTTAAATATTTTGAGTCCTTCTTTAAAGATGGAATCAAAATCAGATCCACGTTGTGTAGCACGGGTTTTTACAACATTCGGATCACGAGGCTTATACTGAAAACGTCTTGGAGCTTTCATCACTGTCTTCCTGATCTATTTTATGCGGGGAACTGTTGATGGTTTGGAGGAGCGTGTTTCAGCCAACCGCTCACGCATTAGTTTATACTGAGCTTCGCGGGTGGTTGCTGTATCACGTGTAGCATTAATAGCGAAGTAGCCTGATTTATATAAATCAGCTAAGACTTTTAGATTATCGGCTCTAGATGATATAGCTTTTTCAAGGCTTGCCGCTTTAGCGGCTAGCAGCTTAGCCTCGTTGAATTCTTCAAATGCTCTCTTGTGACGTGGATGCAATTGAATAGCTGCTGCTACGACACTTTCTGTAGCTTTTTTCTTAGCTTGCTCTAATTCTTCACGTACAATACTGTCAAGTTCAGCATCAACAGTAGCTAAAACTTCTTTGAGTGTATCGCGTACCGCTATAGCATCAGCCAGTTCATCACCTATAGTCTGAACTAGACCAGGGTTTTCAACAAGTTCTTGGTCTAGAAGGTATTTATCTATGAGTAGTCTTGGGTCTGACATACTAACCCTTCACAGCAGTGAATGATCCGATGACCGTGGCATTCAGGACAGGGTTCAAGTACATCTATATATTCTACAAACTCTTTTACATCGCCGTGTCCACCATATGCTTCTTCTATCAAACATTTTATTACGAGGACCTCACCTTTACCATCACACTTTGGACATAACATGTATATCTCCATTTACGGTGGCGCAGGAAACTTGGTTAATAGTTTCATACCATGTTGGATGAATTCCTCAGGAGCATTTAATTTAGCCGCTATGTCAGCATCGCTCACACCTGATCCCACGAAGCCGGAAAGCTCCTTTAGTTTTCTTTGATTGTTACGCCAAAAAGAGTTGGCTGTCTTAGCAGCGGAACCCTTTACAGCGGATATTGCCAGCCTAGCCCTTGTATCCTCCGCTGGTTGACTCCATCCCATTCGCTGGGCTTGACTTGCTACTGCATCTTTAGTCAGCCCACCCCCCATAGCATCAGCTATTTCTTGATACGATTTCCTCATGTTTAGATGTTTTTGAAGCTCAGCAATTCTTGCCGAACCCCACAGTTTTGTTATACCCAACTGCGGCATACCAAAAGACAATGCATCATTTACAGCCGGTGATGTGAGGACGTTAGCTATAGGATCTTTCCATTCATAGGGGGTGCCTTTGAATAGGCCATGAATACCGCCGCTTGCAAAACGCCCTAACGCATCTAAATAAGGATGACTAGTTCCTCCTGGGGTCATCAACTGTTTGATAACATCTGACCTAGATGGCTCCGGCGTTATATCTGTCGGGGCATCATTGGATGGAATGCCGTTCTGATTTTGTTTGAGAATGTCTGCAACGTATTGGCTATTATCTGGCATTTTCAAATTCCCAAGTTTTTATCTAACCCCATTGCGGCTCCTACGGATAGCAGTAATGGGGCTAATTTATCAGATGTTACATATGGGGTACTAAAGCATTCCATTATAGACATTAGGCGGGCAGCTTCTTCATTTGATTTAGCCCTCATGACAGCTCCTGCTACATAATTTATTATCACGATGCGTATCGTTTCGCCATCAAGACCTTCCATTCCTTTGGAATTTAGTATTGAAATCACGTCTACCCATTTGCCTCGCCGGGTCATAATAAGTTTTGCCAGATCAACGGGTCCTTTAAGTTCAGATGCGGTTCGGAGGAGATCCCTTGCCTCACCTGCATTCTTAGCGTCAGCGCATATTTCAAGGTTAGCCAGAGCCTGACGGGGTGACCCCTTTGAATTTTCAGCTATTAGCTCCAATACTTCAGGTAAGACTTGAAGCTTTTCAGCTTCAGTTACCTTAATAATAAGATCGAATATTGCTACTTCACCTACCGGTTTGAGATTGAATTTTACACACCGTGTATTAAGAGTTTCAGGTATCTTTGATGGTTCGGTTGTGCATAAAAGCCAATAGACATGTTCAGGTGGTTCTTCAGTGCTTTTAAGCAGGGCGTCAAAAGCCTTTTTGCTAAGATTATGAACTTCGTCAATCAGAAATACTTTTATCGGGGATGCCGCCAAAGCTTTGTAGTTGGCTTTAATGGTCAGACCACGGGAATCTTCAGCGCCGGCATTAACCGCAGCATCTACTTCTATAAAATTAGCAAGCGTAAGTGATCCACCTATAAAGTGGGCAGCTAATATACGGGCTATGGTAGTCTTGCCGCACCCTGAAGGTCCGACAAAAAGCCATGTTTTGGGTACGGTACTGCGCCCAAGTATCTTTTTTATGCTGTCAGTGACAGCACGCTGTCCTAAGACATCATCGAGTTTTTGGGGTCGGTATTTGGTTGCTAAAGACATGGACAGTTATACTGGTTATGAAGGGGATTATTTACCTTCTAACTCAAAATACTCCCTGATATGGTTTTTAGCTTCTTCATAAGACCCAGAGCTCATAACCTTTTCTCGAAGGGTTTTGATCTCTTGCTTTGTAGTCCCAAGCTGCCTTAGCAGGTTGCTTGCATTGGCCAGGATGGCAAAGATATTCCCATCCTGGCCTTTGGTGGGGATCACTGTCTTATACTTAGGCATGACGAATTCTGTTCATGATGGCTTTGACAAGATCATCTTTTGTAAGGCCCTCTTTAGCTAACTCAGCCATCACATCAGAATCAAGTTCAATGTCATCAGCCGTGAACGTTTCACCAGTTTCCTCTGCGGCATCCCTGATGTCAGTAACAACATT